TAGTTAGAATGCTTGTATCAGAAAACAAAGACAATAAAAAGTTCTTTTTCGTTATAGATAGTGTCGATGCTCTATGTAGGGAAAACGATTACCATAAACCTTTTGTAGAGAGTGAGCAAGTAGCAGGAGGAGCTTTAATTACTTCTGTATTTTTAAAGAAAATGGTTTTACCAATCATGAAGTCAAACCACGTCATGATTTTAACCTCCCAAGTCAGGATCGAAGTATCCTCAAACCCTTATGCATCAAGAGGTGGACCAAAGACAAAACAAGCGGGAGGAAATGCAGTAAAGCATTACGCTAACTATATCCTAGAGTTTGAAGAAAGATATACTAATGATATAATTTGGGAAAATCCATCTGCATCAAGAATAGATGAAAAAGGAAACCCAATAGGTCACATATGTAAAATTAAATTCAGAAAAAGCATTAACGAAAAAACAAACGCATCAGTTAGATACCCAATTAGATATGGCATGACAGATGGAAAGAGTATATGGGTAGAGAAAGAACTTCTTGATATGCTAAGAATATGGGGTTTAATAGAACAAAAAGGTTCTTGGATAAACCTTGATAAAGATTTATTAGTTGCGGCCAAAGATAAAAAAATTGAACTTCCAGAAAAAATACAGGGAGAACAAAAATTAGTAAACCTAATAGAGGAAGATAAAAAAGTACAAGACTTCTTATTGAAATTTATAAATAATTTAATTTCAAGCATTTAATGAAGTTTAAAACCATTCATGGTGCAATAAGATCTGTCAAGAAACCTCAAAAGTATTTAATCGAATGGGACGGAAAAAGTTTAAGTAAGTTTCAGTTTTCGGTCAAACAATTTTTACATTCATTTTGGGGCTCTCACGTAGTTTTCGAAGAATTTCCAATTGCAGGAACGAAGTTAAGCCTTGATTTCTTTAATGCCTCCAAGAACATAGCGATAGAAGTTCAAGGGCAGCAACATACGAAATATACGCCTTTTTTTCACAACAATAATAAAGCAAATTTCATATCTCAACTTAAAAGAGATAAAGATAAACTTTTTTTTTGTGAAATCAACAACATAAAACTAGTAGAAATCTATCCAGAAGATAGAATAAATAAACAACTATTTAAAAAACAAGGTGTAATATTATTATAATATGAATAAAGATAATTTTGACCCAGACGAATTTGACCCAGAAAAAATTGAAGAATTTGCAATACCTACAAGCTTACTTGAAAGGTTATACGACTTCACAGGATCAACCACAAAAGATCGAGGCTTCTGCCTGTCATACGTAACCCAAGGTGGAGAAGTTATGGTTATACATAAAGCAGATAGCCAAATCATAGATCTAGGATTAAGAAAAGGTCTAGAAAAATACCTTATAGATCTAGAAGAAAGCGAAGGTGGGAGTCTAGAAGGTTAATATACTCTTGACTTTTTAAGAAGTATTTGTTATATTACTTCTTAATGATATTTTCACACGAACTCGAGCAACATTTATTAGCGGGTATACTTAAATACCCAGATAGTTTCTTTCAAATATCTAACTTCATACAAGAAGATGACTTTAGGGCTAGCGACGAAGGACTAAATAAAACAATTTTCAAGATACTAAAGCAATGCATCGAAGCTGGGGACGCAGTAGATGATATATTAATCGCCCAAAGAGTTAAGGATTTGAAAATCAGTTTTGCGAACAAGATTAATCCTACAGACTTTATAAAATCCTTATCTATGAGGAAAATATCAGAATCATCCATTGTAGATATAGCAAAAGACCTTAAAAAATTTACAGTAAGGAATGAAATACTGAATTCAGCTCTAAATGTAGCAAACTCCATGAAGAAGATAAGCACTTCTTCAACATTCGACGAGATTATTGATACCGCAGACTCAAAGTATAACTCTAGAATAGATTTATATTTCAGAAAAAGTCAGACTCCAGAGAATATTTTCGATAAAATGGAGCAAATTATAGAGGAGAGGGGTAACAACCCTCAGACAGAATTTGGTTTAATGGGTCCACATAAAAGCATCAACAACCTATATGGATCACTACTAAGGCCAGGAAATATTACCGTTATAGTTTCTAGATCGGGAGTAGGAAAAACTACATTCTGCTTAGATTATTGTACAAAGGTTTCGCTTAAATATGATAATGTCCCAGTTCTTCATTTTGATAACGGAGAAATGAGCGAAGAAGAAATAATGATGAGGCAGTGCGCTGCTTTATCTGGAGTACCAATGCATTATCTTGAGACTGGTTCTTGGAGGCAAAATCCAGAGTTTGTAGATAAAGTAAGAAAAGTTTGGCCCAAAGTAAAAAATATGAAACTATATTATTATAATGTAGCAGGTCAATCAGTTGATCAAATGATAAATACCATGCGCAGATTCTACTTTTCCAAAGTAGGCAGAGGAAACAAAATGATATTCAGCTTTGATTATATCAAAACGACATCAGAACAAAACAGTAATAACTTATCGCACTGGCAGCTAGTAGGAGATATGGTAACAAAATTTAAAAATTTTATTCAAGACGAAATAGTATTTGAAGATGGTCCAGTAATAGGAATGCTTACTAGCGTCCAATCAAATAGACTAGGTATAACCAATAATAGGAATTCAGAAAATGTTGTTGACGACGAAAGTATAGTTTCTCTCTCAGATCAAATTACTCAATTTAGTTCTCACTTATTTTCCTTAAGAAAGAAGACGATTGATGAACTAGCAGAAGACCCAGAAGGATTCGGCACACACAAATTAATATGCTTCAAGAATAGGTTTTTAGGGGAAGACGCGCAAAGAGCTTTAAACGAAGTAGAGCTTCCCGACGGAAGAAAAAAGAAAAACTACATTAATCTAGAGCTTAATAATTTTGACATTAAAGATGTAGGAGACCTAAAGGATATGGTAGACTATCAAAATTCTAGCAATGTATCATTAGCTTCTAACGACGAAGAATTTTCTCTAGACTTATGAGTTTAGAGAAAACAGATGTAGATTTTGAATCAATTCTTGAAACACTTGGTTATAGCCTAAACGATAGGGGTGAATATTGGCAAACTTCAGCCCTCTTTAGAGATGGAGATAACCCTACAGCTATACAAATCTATAAGAACTCAGGAGTATGGAAAGATTATGTAGAGGATTCGGGCTTTCTACCATTCTCAGCATTAGTTAAAAAAAGCAATCACGACCTATCCCAAGAAGAGTTAAAATCCATACTTAACAACGAAGCAACTAATGAGTCGTTTATTAATAAGCAAATATCTTCTTTCTCCTTTGAAGATATTTATAGCGACTTATGTCTTAATGACTTATTACCTCATTATAAATTTTATGAATCAAAAGGAGTCTCAAAAGAGTTGTTGCAAGAAATTAGCTCGGGGCTAGCGACCAAAGGGCAAATGTATCAGAGATATGTATTCCCAATCAGAAATGAATACAAACAGATTCATGGTTTTGCAGGAAGGGATATGTCAAATAAAGATGGTAGACCCAAATGGAAACACGTAGGAAAAAAAAGCAATTGGATTTACCCGCATTTTAATCTAAAAAACAAAGGTTACTCTCAAGTTTTACTAGTAGAAAGTGTTGGAGACATGTTATCAATAAAAACCAATTCAAATCATGATTGCCTAGTAACCTTTGGTTTAGATGTTTCTCCAGCATTAATAACTTTTTTAATTTCAATAAACCCGCAAAAGATTATTCTTTCATTTAATAACGACTCTCAGTCTTCCACCAATAGAGGTTTGCATGGCTCAATCAAAAACTACCTAAAATTATTATCTTACTTTGATCAGTCTAAAATTAAAATTTGTTTACCAACAAAAAATGACTTTGGAGACATGGATAAAGAAGACTACAATAGCTTTAATAATAAGCTTGAAAACATTTTTGATAAAGATCAAAGACCTTATATAATTAAGTACTGCAAAAACAATAGCGGTTTTTCAAAAGCGTTGCTAAATAATTTAAAAAAACTTTAACATGAAAAAAGAAATGTCTCCACTCTCGGCGAGTAAAATTAAAACCTTACAAAGTTGTTCTTGGTCTTACTGGTGTAATTACCACTTAAAACTTCCAGACATTTCTAACGATGGAGCCTCAAGAGGAACAGTCTGTCACCAACTTTTTGAATGCTTAGGTAACCCAAGACACAAAAAACACTATAACTCTATAATTAAAAGCGGAACAATCTGGAAAAATAAAACAATAAGCAGATACATTAAAACTTTATCTAAGTCGCTAGATGTAGATGACGAAGAAAATTTGACCTTAATTAACGATATGATTTTGAACGGATTAAGGTATGATTTCTTCGGAGATACAAACAAAAAACCTTCGGAAGCAATCTCAGAAAAATCTTTTTTAATAGAAGAGGATTCAGAAAATTTCAAGTACTCTATTAGAGGTTTTATTGATAAATTATTTTTGTATAAAAAACAATCTCTAGCAATAATAAGAGATTTTAAAACAAGTAAAAAAGTTTTTGTAGGAAAGGATATCACTGATAATCTTCAAGCCTTAATGTATACTCTTGCTGTAAGTAAGCTCTATCCTAAAATAAAAAACAGAGACGCTGAGTTCTTGTTTCTGAAATTCAACTTAGATAATGATATGCTAGGAGAAACTGGAGAAGGGGTTGTTAATATATCAAACATTAGAGAAGCAGAGCTCAAAGGTTTTGAATTCTTCTTGACTGAAATCCAGCAAGTGGTAGATAATTTTACAGAGGAAAATGCAAAATCTAACCTTGCAGCAAAGCAAGATTACCCTTCCGACGGAAGCTTTGGAGGCCCTTTATCTTGTGGATTTGCTAAAAAACCAGGACAACTCAAGAAAGATGGAACAAAAATGTGGCACTGCCCTTATAAATTTCCGTATAATTATTTCGAATTAACTAACGAAAAAGGAGACTTGATTAAAACATCCATGAAAGAATCGAATCTTAATGAATTAAAGAGAGACTCTGATACAATAGTTAAGAAGCACTATAAAGGCTGCCCTCACTGGACTAAACAGCAAGACGAATTCGATCTATAAAATTATCAATCTATAGATTTATTACTACAAGTTATTAACAAGGTAAATTAGAACTTGCAGTACACAAAAATAAGTGCTATACTTATTTCTTTTAACAAATTTAGCAACAAAAAACACAACACAAAATGACCGTGTACAAAAATAAATGACAACCCCTATGAACGTAAAAAAAAGAAATGGACGGCTAGAAGATTTTAATGTAGAAAAAATCAATGCATGCGCGCAAAGAGCATGTGAAGGCATAGATCACGTGTCGGCTAGCGAAGTAGTTCTAGATGCTCAATTACAGTTATTTGATAAGATAAAAACTTCCGATATAGACAAAGCATTAATTCTTTCTGCGAGAGAAAAAATAGAAAAAGAACCAAATTATTCTTTCGCGGCAGCAAGCTTGCTTTTAAACACAGTATACAAAAAAGTATTCAAAGAAGGTGTTGATTCAGACACCTTTAAGCTTCAATACAGAAAAAGCTTTATCCAGAATATTAAAAAACTAGTAAAAGAAGGTTTCTTAAACCCAAAATTATTAGATTACGATTTAGTTAAACTCTCAGAAGCATTAAAAATAAGAAGAGATAAGTCTTTTAAATACCTAGGCATACAGATACTGACAGATAGATATTTCATTAGGCAAAATGGAAAAATTATGGAAGCTCCACAAAGCTTCTGGATGCGTGTATCTATGGGATTAGCTCTTAACGAAGAAAATAAAGAAGAGTGGGCGATAAAATATTACAATCTATTTAGTCAATTTTTATATACCTCATCAACCCCAACCCTTTTCAACAGTGGAACTACACATTCACAACTTAGTTCCTGTTATCTTAATACTTTTGATGACAGCATTGACGGTATCTTTGACGGTGCTTGGCAAGAAGCTCGCAAATCAAAGTATGCTGGCGGTCTTGGTCTTGATGTTACCCCTTTTCGTTCTACAGGCTCTCATATTCAGGGAACTAATGGTATCTCTAGCGGTCTTGTTCCTTGGCTTAAAATATACAACGATCTTTTGGTGGCAGTAAATCAAGGTGGCAAAAGGCCAGGGGCTGGATGCGCTTATTTAGAGCCTTGGCATTTAGACTTTGAAGACTTTTTAAATTTAAGAAGAAACACTGGAGATGATCGCTTGCGTTGTCACGACATGAATACGGCCGCTTGGATACCAGACGAGTTCATGCGTAGAGTCAAAAACGAAGAAGATTGGTACTTCTTCGATCCAAGCGAGATGGTTTACGAAAACGGAAAAACTCTTCATGATTATTTTGGCAAAGATTTCGATGACAGGTATGAAGATGCATGTCGAGCGGCAGAATATGGCGACATTAAGAATTTTAGAAAAATTCCAGCTAAAGAACTCTGGAAAAAAATGTTAAAAGTTCTTTTTGAGACCTCTCACCCTTGGAACACCTTCAAGGATCCATGCAATATTCGTTATACAAATCAGCACGAAGGAGTAGTTAAAAGCTCAAACCTTTGTACAGAAATAACACTGCATACAAAAGCATCAAAATACGAAAAAGGAGAAAAATCTGAAGTAGGGGAGACAGCTGTTTGTAATCTTGGCTCAGTTAATTTATTAAACCACTTAAAAGAAGACAATACTTTAGATTTCGAAAAGTTAGAATCAACAATACATACAGCAATCAGAGCATTAGATAGCGTAGTAGATATTAACTTCTACCCAACTAAAGAAGCTGAAAATAGTAACTTAAGGCATAGACCTATTGGATTAGGAATGATGGCTCTTCATGATGTTTGCCACAGAATGAATATAAATATTGACAGCGATGAAGCTATTGAATTTAACGATAAATTGTTTGAATTCTACTCTTACCATGCAATTCTTGCAAGTTCTAAATTAGCAAAAGAAAAAGGTAAATACCAAACTTTTGAAGGTTCTTTATGGAGTCAAGATAAACTACCTATAGATTCTTACGCAGACTTAATGAAGTATAAGCGCAAAGATTTCGAAATAAAGACTTCGCTAGACTGGGATGTAGTTCGCAAGAGCATTGCAGAAAATGGAATGCGAAATAGTAATGTTATGGCAATCGCTCCAACAGCTACAATTGGTTATATTAATGGAGTTGAACAAAGTATTGAACCAAACTTTTCAGTATTATTTGTATATGAAAACAAAAGTGGAAACTTTTACATCACAAACCCTCATTTCGTTCAAGATATGAAAGATGCAGGACTCTGGTCTCCTGAAGTTTCTGCCATGGTAAAAAATGCAGATGGAGATTTATCCTTGCTTGGCGAAGTAATACCAGAAAACATTATAGATAAGTATAAAACAGCATTCGACAGAGACATGCTTAAATTAATTAAAGCAAACGGAGTTCGCCAAAAATGGATCGACCAAGCGGTAAGTTTTAATCTTTATAATAAATCTACATCCCTTAAATACTTAAATGACATATATATAGCATGCTGGGAAGAAGGATTAAAAACAACTTATTACCTAAGAAATAGAGCTGCATCTAAGGTTGAAAAATCCAACACTGATAGTTCGCCTAAAAGCAAAGAAGCTACAGCTTGCAGTATTGAAGCTATGAAAAATGGCGGCGAATGTGAGAGCTGTCAATGAGTAAAAATTCGTGTATATATAATACATGGATCTAGTCGAATTAAATAATAGAATACATTCTGCAACAAAATCAGAGTTACAATCTAATTTATCTACATGGAAAAGTAATATAAAAAGCATTCTTTCAGCAAATCGAACTGAAGACGAGCTTTATTATAAAAATCATACGGGCAGAGAATTATTTAGCAAGTTGTATAATTTCGGAATGACTTCTGAATTAACTGCAATTAACGATACCTATGACGCAGGCTTTAGACCCACAACCGTAACAGGAATTAAAGTTTAATTTTTTTTTCTTGTTATTGGTCTTTGATCGTGTTATAATCGTTATATATTAATATGAAAGAAAAAACTGGTGAAATTTTAGGTAAAGAACTTGGAGGAGTTAATCAAATACTTCCTCATAAGCATAAATATGTATGGGATTTGTTTTTAAAAAGTTGCGCAAACAATTGGATGCCCACAGAAATATCTATGCAGAACGATATTAAACAATGGAAAAATAATGAAATTACAGAAGATGAAAAATTACTTGTTAAACGCTGCCTTGGGTTTTTTGCTGGGTCTGAGTCTCTGGTTGGTAATAATCTTTTTACTGTGGCCGCTAGATTTATTACTGACCCTGAGTGCGGTCAGTACATCATGCGTCAAGGCTTTGAAGAGAGCCTTCACAACCACACGATAGTTTATATATGTGATAGCTTAGATCTAGATGTTAAAGAGGTTTATGAAGCTTATCAAAACATCGAAAGCATAAAAGCCAAAGATGACTTCTTAATAAATATTACGACAGACGTTAATAGACAAGACTTTAATCACAAAACAAAAGAAGGTAAACAAGAGTTACTTAGAAACTTCCTAACTTACTGGATTGTATGCGAAGGAACCTTTTTCTTTAGTGGTTTTGCCATGCTTCTGGCATTAGGTCGGCAAAATAAACTGCAGGGTATTTCAGATCAAATAAAATATACACTAAGAGACGAAACAAATCATATAGCTTTCGGAACATATGTTATTCAAAAAATTATCGAGCAGAATCCTTCTATATGGACGCAAAAAATGCAAGACGAGTTTGTTGAACATATTAAAAAGGCGGTAGAATTAGAAATTGCTTATGCGCACGACGTTCTTCCCACTGGAATACTTGGCTTAAATGCAGATATGTTTGTAGATTATATGCATTTCATAGGTAATCGAAGGCTGGAATCAATTGGCTTAGATTTTAGGTTCCCGAGCGACAACAATCCATTTCCTTGGCTTGGAGAAGTAGTAGACGTTCAAGCAATGGGCAACTTTTTTGAGAGAAGAGTTAGAGAATATCAGCAGAGCGGGTCTTTAGAAGACGACTTTTAATGATTGCAGCGGGGGTAGTTTTAATTTCTGGCGATCTTGTTTTACTTTGCAAGCGAATTTACGTTTGTAATGGAATAAAAGTTGGTTATGGAGGTTATTGGTCTCCTTTTGCAGGAGCAATAGAAGATGGCGAGAGTCCAGCAGAAACCGCAAGAAGAGAATTAATTGAAGAGGCGGGAGTAGAACTACCAATAGAAAAATTTAATTTCAAAAAAGTTATTCACACAGATAGAGAGTTTCACCTTTTTGTTATTGAACTAGATTCAATTCCTGAAATACTTCTCGATCAAGAACATACAGAACAAGGCGTATTCAAAATAGATCTATTACATACAATTGAACCAATTGATGAGAATGTAATTAATACAATTAAAGAATTTAAAAATAGAAATTCTCCGACGCTAACCTAGAATATACTTTATTTTTATTATGAAAACAAAAATCACTATACTTACGGCCTTTTTGGCCTTGATTTCTAACGTATGCCTGCTTGGAGCAGGAGCAGTTTCTCTGGGTTATTCCTCAGATTATGTGCGGAGAGGAGGTCTTGTTTCGGCAGAAGCTCTTCAAGCGTCTGCAGGTTATTCGGCAAGTGTTTCTGGCCTTGAGTTGAGCGGATCTGTTTTCTCTAATCAGCCAACTGGCCAAGAAGAAGATACATACCTCATCAAAGGAGGCGCAGGAGTACAATTAGGAGAACTTCTTAACCTGTATGTTGGACTTGAGCATTTTGAAACTGTTGATGGAGACGCAGATTTAGACGTGGCTGTAGAAGCTGGATTTAGTTCAGCTCTAAACCCTAACCTATACATCGCAAAAGATACTGACGACGACCTTTACACTTTTGAAGGGTCCGTGTCTCACGATGTCACCCTGCAAGACCTCACCGTGAGCCTTGGAGCTTTATATGGTTATACAGACTTAACAGAAACAACGGATGAGACCTACTATGTGCTTAGCGCAGGAACGTCTGTTAGCATTTCTGAATCAGCAGATATTGAGTTAACATACGATTATGTTGATTCTGATTTATCTGCCGAAGATAATGTATTCGGAATCGCCCTTAACGTAAACTTTTAATTACTAATTATTAATATTATGGATAACATCATCAAAACACTCAAGACTGCAATTAGTGGTCTTTTCGGATTACTAGTATCAATCGTAGGCCTACTTATTGTAGCTCAAGTCGTCTTCGGAGAAGCGGCAGGAATGAACGTCATCGGCAACCTGCAGGCAATTGTCTCTGGCTTTGTCGGTCCAGGAGCTAGCCTCGCTGGATTAGTTACCCTCTTACTAATTGTAGGGCTACTAAATAATAATTGCTGCAAAAAAGATTAATTAAAATTTAATCACTAAAAAAAGCCGCCACTTGGCGGCTTTTTTGTGTAAACATATAAGATATGGAATTAGATTTTTCAGAACAGATTAAATACATGGAATGTTACGCCTGCGAAACCGAGGGGTCAGAGGAAGTAATAACTATGGAAGTGTGGGCAGAAGAAAAAAATAAAGGTAAAACCTTAAATAAACCTTTTAGAACTTCTGGGGGTCCAAAAAAGTTTTCAGTTTATGTAAAAAATGACAAAGGTAACGTAGTTAAAGTAAACTTCGGAGATCCTAATATGTCCATTAAACGAGATAATCCAGAAAGAAAAAAATCTTTTAGAGCTAGACATAATTGTAGCAACCCTGGGCCAAAATGGAAGGCTAGATACTGGAGCTGCAGAATGTGGTCGGGAAAAAGCGTTAACAAGATTACCAAAGGTTCCGACATGACAGATGATGAAGTTATTTCATTTTTAGACGAATCAGAAGGAGAACTCTCAGAAAAGCAAAAAAAATTACCACCCGCAATACAAAAAAAGATTCTAAAAAATCAAGGCAAAAACAAAAAACCTGACAACAAGAAGGAGTCAGGCAAAAAATCTGAAGAAAAAAAAGAAGAATCAGAAGCTAAACGTGGACTATGGGATAATATAAGAGACAAGAAAAAAAGAATGGGAAAAAAATATAAAGCAGCAAAACCAGGAGATAAAGACAGGCCAGATCCTAAATCTTGGAAAAAAGCTCAAGAGAAAAAAGAAGAATCAAAAGCGGAAGAAGGGTTCAAAGAGTGTAAAATGTATGACAAAGAAGGAAAAGCTTATACAGCTAAGACAAAAGCTGAGCACGACAAGATGAAAAAAATGGGGTACACAAAATCTAAACAATATAAATAATTTTAACAACAAACCACAAAAACTATGCCAAGTATCTACGACATTACAGGACTATTTCCAGGACCAAACGGAATCGGAACTACAGAAAACAACTCTCACCCAGCAACATTTATTAGCGGCTCAAATAGTATTACCTTAGGCGCTAACGAATCAGGAATTTATATTCCTTTAGCAAATTTCACGCATTCTCCAGAAGCCCTAAATCCATCAGAAGAGAATTATGATGTCAGATACTTGATATGGAATATGGTGGAGCGATGCTCTGACTATATCGGATTCGAGGAGCCAGAGTTTAGATCTATTTCGGTAGAAGAGTCAAATTTATTTACATTTACAACACAAGATGGAGATCTAAGAAGAAAAGATTATACAATATCTTTATGGTTCA